GCCGGCGCGGCGATGGACACAACCCCAAACGAATTCAACGTGCGCGCAGTCATTCAACTACGAGCCGACGATCCGACGTGGTACGACCCAACGCAGAAGCCTCTACAACTCACTAACATACAATTCGGAACACCAACGCCATACCCGAAACCGTATGACGTTCCATATGGTGCCGCATCGGTCAATAACATTGTTTCGCTGGCGTATTACGGCACCGCAGTGTCATACCCGGTATTGGAGTGTTACGGGCCATTGAGTGACCTTGTGATTAATGACGGACTAGGTCACACAATCTCGTTGACGCAAACAATACCAGCCGGCGAAGTGTGGTCTATTGATTTGCGTTACGGACAAAAGACCGTAACAAACAACGCTGGAGTATCGAAGTTTGCCGCGGTTAGTATCGACAGCGATATTGTGAACTGGGGGCTGTATCCGGAAACTTCTTTCCTTGGTGCATATCAAACAATTAGCCTCAGTGCTACTTCGACAGACTCCAATTCTGCAGTGTACATGTATTACAACGTCCGATACGTCGGTATTTAAGGAGTCTAAGCAATGGCAGAGCAATCTATTGGTTTTGCAACGGGTACCGGAGTAGCGTTTGGAGATGGTAACGTCGGCGCTGGCTATGATTCGTCGCGCATGACCGCGATGGAGACAAAGACACTAAGCGACGGCGTGCTTCAGGTCGGCAACGACTTTGCAATGAGTGGCATAGGTACGGCAACGCTCACCATCCAAGACGGCGCCGCAATCGTCGGTGGTTATTTCTACGAGAACACTTCATCGTCTGCAATCAACATCTCGACGTTGAATGGAACGTATAACGTCGTCATCTTTGTTAACAGCACGTCGGGTCCGTTGACGGTCTCTCGGAGCGTAGCAGGCACGACCGTTGGAACGTACAGCGTGCGACTCGCAGTCGCTACGAACGCACAACTTACTGGTCGAGTCTACGTCCAACTTGGCACGGTCACCGTAACAGGCGCAGTGATTGCCGCTGCAGGCATTACGCCATCATACGCAATGTACGGTACAACCACGCAATTACCGTACCAATCCTACGCAACCATGAGCGGTGGAAGCGCAACGCTGACACTGGCCAATACCGCATACGATGTTGCCGGCTATTCTTCACCAACCTCAACCAGTGACGGAATCTTCACCAACAATACAACAACCGGCTTTATCACAGTCAATCGCACTGGTTTGTACATGATTTCGTTCTATGGTCTTTTCTCGACAGGCACAACAGGACAACGTAGTGTCAATCTGTACGTCGCAACCACACTCGTACAGCGAAGCATCATCACCCCAACAGCGTCCGGCTCTGGTGCAACTGTGACATGGCTGTATGTTGTCACAGCGGGCCAGAGTGTCAATGTTGCAGTCAGCAGTACGCTTGCAGGGCAATCACTGGCCAGTGGAACAATCACGATTAGCAGAGCGTAGCCATGGCGATACAGTACGTAATAAAACTGTACGACGATGCAGGGGTGCCGGTTGGCATCGTCACCCCGCTCGACATCGCAGTGGTGCACAAAGTCAACACGCCAAGCGTGGCGACGTTTACAGTGAACCTCAATGCACCAGTCGTTGCCGATTTGGACTTCGGATACATCATCGAGATTATCCGAAGCGACCCTGATGTTGGTATGCAGGCGTATACGGAGTTCGTTGGCTTTATACGGTTTTGGGATCGCATCTACGGTCAAAATCCCATCATGAAGGCAACGGCCGTTGATGCGCAGTGCATCTTGCAGTCGCGCATTGTTGCATGGTATCCCAATCTGTTGGGCGTGTCGTTCTTCAATACCGCATCGTATCCAACCGCATCGTCAATTATGACGAACCTTTGGAACTACAACATAGGAAGCCTTGCAAACGGCAACCCTCCAGTGATAACCGCTGCGCTCACGAGGCGCTACGGAACGAAGTTGCAACGATGGACCGACGGCCGTATCAACACAGCAACGAACGCCACCAACCTCGGCATCGGTGCGGCAATAGAACTCTCATGCAGTGGCGAGAATGTGCACGAGACCATGGTAAAGGTGGCGGACATCGGCGGGCTTGATTTCACCGTCAACTTTGACCGTGCGACGCTGGGCTATTCGTTGTTCTACGCTGACAACCTCGGCGCCGACCGTCGCAGTTACGTGAAATTCAGCCAAGCCAACAACACCGTCGGCAACCTGAGCCGTTCCACAAATCTCATGAACTATGGCACGTTGTTTCATGGCATCGGGAGCAAAGGCAAAGACAAAAACCCGATACGCACGATTTACCCAACGACCGCACCGACCGGCACCGATTTGCGCGAGGTGTACGTGAAGGGCAGCGACCAAACCACGGAGAATCAATTGCGCAGTCTCTCGTGGTCTCGGTACCGTCGCCAACGCTTCAAGATTCAGTCTTTCGACATCGAGGTATTGCAGTCTGCAGCGTGGCGCTACGGAAGAGATTATTTCCTCGGTGATCTCGTCAGCGTGGACGCAAACACACCAACGCCATTGACCCGCAAAATCTTTGCAGTATCGTTGTCAATGACTTCGCAGGGAGTCGAGGAGGTGCGCATTGACTTGGCTGCAAACTGACGAAGCGCAACTGATGCGTGATCGCATGAGCACCGCAGAGCGTAGTGATACTGCGGTGTTTCTCTCATTGACCCGCACCGCAACGCTCAGCATCACCACGGCTGGCGTCATCGTAACGTGGCAAGCCGAAATTGACAGCGGTGGCAACATGACGTGGTCAGGCTCGTCCATCACCGTGCCCATGGCTGGATACTACAAGATAACCATCATCGGCTCTTTGAGTACACGCGACACGATACATGGAGATTTGTTGGTCAATTCGGTGCAAGTGTGTTCGATGGGCTCCGGTGCGTTTAAAGATGCGACATTCAGTCACACAATCTGTCAATTCTTCAAATCCGGCGACGTCGTCCAGTACAAAGCAACGACCACGACCGCAACGCACACGCTCCAAGTGGTAACCGAAGACAGCGCAGGCGAGTCGCCTATATTGCACATGGTGCTGCTATGATTTACCGTATCTACGATCCACAGAACATTACGTATGCGTACTTCGATGAGTACGGAGAAGAGTACGCAGTACTTCCCGACGGTGTCGACGTTGAAGAACGACCATACACCGAAGCGCAGGCTATGCAAGCACTTCGCACAGAACGCAATCTACGGCTTGTAAATTCTGACTACACGCAATTGCCCGATGTGACACTTTCCGAGGCGCAGGTGGAAGCGTGGCGCGTCTATCGTCAAGAACTGCGAGACATCACCGGAAACATCGTGTGGAATGTGACGCAGTGGCCGTCGAGACCGTAGTATAATGACCTCATTGCCGCGGTGTCCTATTCTTGGCAGAACTGCATCGCGGTGATACAATGAGAACGTCGTACGCGGTGCCTTTCCCGCTGACGGTCATCTGCATCAACGCCGCTCCAACATGGGGCGGCGTTGGTGTATACTGTATTTAGTCCCGGGACGTCCGGGCGTTGTGCTGTAACCTGCATCAACGCCGCTCCAATATGGGGCGGCGTTGGTGTATAATCTTAGTATTCCCGGGATTTCCGGGTATTATCCCGTATAACATGCATCGAACCCTCCGCACTTGCCTGCGGAGGGTTCGGTGTTTCTGCTGTCTGCGCAATGCAAGCCGTTAGGTGCACGCTCGTCAAACACTGCGCCGGTCGTCACCGAGCAGAGCGGACAGTCGGACAATGATTACGATATCTAGTGACCGGCTGTAGTTGCACCTGCATTGTAGCATTCTCAAAACTCGTCGAAAACCCCACGGCAATGCTGCTGGTGAACTCGACCCTGACATCGTTCGCCATCTCGTCACCCACCATCTCGACGGCAGCAATCCCCGCTGGCGTTGGCTCCGCGAACATCGGCGGCGCGCTCTCGGCCACGATGACGTTCTTCGGTGAGGGTGCGGACAACTCCACGTTCGACTTCCGCCTGTACGTCCGCACCGCGATCTATGACAACGCGGGTGTGGCGACGGGTCTTTATCACCTGCGCTGCCTGTGCTACGGGACGGCCACACTCGGCACCACCACCGGCACCATCACCCCGCGATAAATCGCTTTGACGCGTTAGGCCCCTGGGGGCCTTAGTCATCTATGCCTAATGTGCGGCTTCGCTCCGATCGGTGCAAGTGCTAGAATGAACACTGCGGGCACCCGCAAGCACGCCAGGGGCTCGCGGGCGCCGACACTGGTCTTAGTTCCTTCCCTCTTTCTTGCATGCAAAGGACTCTTTCTCATGGCCAACATGGTCGTACAGTTGCAGCTCCACTACAAAATCGGTCCGCAGCCCGGGATGAACGTCCTGCACTTTCTCGCAGACGTGGGCGTGGGCGTTACCGACGTGGATTCGATCACGCTGGATTGCATTACAGCGTTCGAAGGATCCATTAAAACTGCTTGGATGAATTGCCTGCCTGAGGACGTGTTTTTGTTGGGCTACAAAGCCCGCAGGGTGAGTCCAAGCGGCGGCCCGACGGTCACCAAAGTCTTGACGTCCACCCCCGGCGGCCGCAGTGGTAATTTCTCCGCCGGCAGCATCGGCCCTTGTTTGATCGTCGGCTACATGCAAACCGACGGCGATTGGAAAACCGGGCGTGTTTTCCTGCCGGGCGTTTCCGAGGACGACATAGAGGAAAATAGCTACGATCCGGCCTAATCGCC